GGAATCAAGATATAAAAAACGTATGTTGGAGCTCGAAGAAATTCGAGCGGGCGTTCGTGACAAAAACGGTGAAATGATACAGGGTGATAAAGATGTCAAAACTCAAAAAAGCTAGCGCTTTTGGTGTTTGTTTAGTTAGTGTAATTGTTGGATTGGTATATGACTCTGAAGATCGTTCATCAGGAATTATAATTTCCGAGAATGGTGCACGCGAAACTGGTGATGAAGAAGGTTGTAGAACTAATCCGTATCAATGTGCAGCAAAAGAGTGGACATTTGGTATCGGAGCGGCTACTACGGGTGGCGCTAATGTCATCATTGGTAAAACCTATACCAATGAAGAAATAGCAGATCAGTATGCAAAAGATTTGCGCAAGGTTAGTAAGTGCATTATTGATTACTATCCATACAATGACATGAACCAAAATCAAATAGATGCTTTGGGATCATTAATTTTTAACATTGGGTGTCAAGGTTCTCGGTTTTTCTTAGATAGAGAAAGTGGTCGTTTTAAAAAGACTCAGCTTTATAAAGCTGCAATTGATAAAGATTTTATTCGCATGTGTAATACTTTCCCTAATTATTCCAGGGTGAATGGTAAGGTGCATAAATCTATATTAAAACGAAGATTAAGGGAGCGTGATTTATGTTTAACCCCGGTGAACAATTAATTAAGCGGATTAAGTTTGGTGCGATATGTGTTGGTGTCGTTGCGGTTTTGTGCCTGCTCGGCGTTTTGCGGTACCAGTACAACACTATTATTGACTTAAGAGCCGACAACAAAGAGCAGGCGCAAGCGTTATCCAAACAAGAAAAAGAGATAACAAAACTAAAAGACGAAGCGGCTGAAAATCAGCGCATCATGTTAGAACTGTCAAAATCGGAAGCAGAAGCACGGAGCGAATCAGATGAAGTTATTAAATCCATCCCACAAGATATTAAACAAAGCCATCCTTATAATGCTTCCGCTCCTCGTAATGTTGTTGAGTTCTTGCGCAGGTAAACCACAAGCTACCGGTTGTCCTGTATTGCCGCCTGCTTATGTTGCTCACTTGGATAAGACAGGATTTAACGGCAGCACATACGGAGACATCACTCAATACTCAGTCATCCTTAAGCGTGAGCGCGATATTTGCTTACACAGGGTGGATAAGATAAGAGAGTGGCAAGTTGAGAACACTCAGCACTAATCAAAACAACCGCAATGCTTGGCATTATCTATACAGCAAGAAAGCTTGGAAACAATTGCGGCTTGACCATTTAGCTAAAGAGCCTTTATGTGTTTATTGTCAGCAAGAAGGGAGATTAATCCCAGCAACGGTTGTTGATCATATCAAAGCACATAAGGGCGACCTCGGCTTATTTTATTCTCCCGATAATCTGCAATCACTTTGTAAGCTACATCATGATAGCTCTAAGCAGAAAGCGGAATCAAACAAAGTTAACGATATCGGTTGTGATGAAAATGGATTCCCTCTTGACCCTGAACATCATTTCAACAGGGGAAGGGGGGAGTAAAAAGTTCAGGCGGAAAGCCTTAAATACCGCCCTGGGAACTCTATTTTATCGCTATTACAGTTTTTATACCCTTTTTTATTGTTTTATGGAGTGGTTTTTATGGGCGCACGCAAAATAAGAAGCGACAGCACCGAAGCAAAAGTTTTAGCCAATAAAGCTGCTCAAACAAAGTTAGAGCCGCCACAAAAATTAACAAAAGCAGAAATGCGGTATTGGGAAAGCATTATTCCGAGTAGAGCTTTGGAAAGTTGGACGCCAATTGATCAAGAGCGAGCGGTAAAACTCGCTAAACTTTATGTTGAAATTGATGATTACGAAAAAGAATTAGCTACTTCGGCTCGCCGGTGGGTGAAAACGGATACCGGTACAATGAAAATGCATCCATTGCATTATGTTATTGAAGATTTGTATAAGCGAGAAATTCAAATGTGCCGAAGTTTACAAATCCACAGCAGGGCCACAAATGGCGAAAGTCGAGATCAGGTTAAGACAAATCAGCTTTATCAAGAAGCAAGAAACGCAATCAATGACGATGACGGTTTAATAGCAAGGGTGATTAACTGATGACAACGGCTGAAAAAGTAATTGCATTCATCGAGCGTTATTGCTTTGTGCCTGAAGGTACATTAGTCGGTCAGCCAATCAAGTTAGAAGATTTCCAAAAAGATTATATTTTCGATGTGTACGACAATCCGCATGGAACAAGTCACGGGATTTTATCTATTGGTCGTAAAAATGGGAAAACAGCATTAATCGCTTGCTTATTGTTAGCCCACTTGGTCGGCCCAGTGGCGATTTTAAATAGTCAGATTGTAAGCGGGGCCTTAAGCCGTGAACAAGCGGCGTTAGTGTTTAATCTTGCGGTAAAGATGATTCAGCTTAACCCTAAATTAAGCAATATTGTTTCGATTAAACCAAGTGGCAAGCGGCTGATAGGCTTGCTTATGAACGTCGAATATAAAGCACTAGCAGCTGACGGTAAGACAGCACAGGGGCTATCTCCTGTGTTAGCAATACTTGATGAAGTAGGGCAAGTACAGGGGCCGCAATCAGCATTTGTTGATGCTATCACTACCGCTCAAGGCGCACATAAGAATCCGTTATTGCTAACTATCAGCACTCAGGCAGCGAACGATGGTGATTTGCTCTCGATATGGATTGATGACGCTAAAAACAGTAATGATCCTCATACGGTGTGCCATGTCTATAGCGCAGACAAAGATTTGAAAATCACTGATCCGAAAGCGTGGAAACAGGCCAATCCAGCTTTAGGTGTGTTTCGTAGTGAAGAAGATATTCGCAAACTTGCCGATAAGGCTAATCGCATGCCAAGTTTTGAAAACACATTCCGCAATCTGAATCTTAATCAACGCGTAAGTACAGTTTCGTCCTTTGTTTCAATTGATATATGGAAAGAGAACGGCGAGGAGCAGAGTAGCCCTAGCGGTTTAACTGCTTACGGCGGTTTGGACTTATCCGCGCGTACCGATTTAACCTCTTTAGTGCTGACCGCTAAGGAGTATAACGGTAAAACTAACGTATATTCATTCTTTTGGACGCCTGAAGTTGGTATTGAAGACCGAGCGAAGCGAGATAGAGTACCGTACGATGTTTGGGCGAGACAAGGATTTATCAGAACAACACCTGGCGCAACAGTAGATTATGCCTATGTGGTGCGTGATATTGCTGAAATCCTAAGTGATTTTGATATTGCGGCGATCGCTTTTGACCGTTGGCGCATTGATATTTTCAAAAGAGAAATGGAATTACAAGGAATTGATTTGCCTTTGGTGCCTTTTGGTCAAGGTTTTAAGGATATGTCGCCCGCAATTGATGCGCTAGAAAGTGATTTGCTTAATGCGAATTTACGTCACGGGATGCACCCAGTTTTAACAATGTGTGCGGCGAATGCGGTGATCGTAAAAGACCCAGCTGGAAACAGAAAATTTGAAAAACACAAAGCAACAGGACGCATTGATGGAATGGTAGCTTTGTCTATGGCGCGCGGGATAGCTGAAACAGCAGAAACACCGCAAAATATTGATTCATATTTACAGGATATTGTAATCGCATGAATACATTAAACGATCAAGGTTGGTGGACTAGATTTTATAACCGTTGGTTCGGTGGCGGGAAGCGCCTTGATAAAGGTTCTACATCAGAACCTTTTGTCAGCCAATCGAGCGATTCAGGAAAAGCGGTAGATGCAGAAACATCATTGAAATTAAGTGCGGTCTGGGCATGTGTCAGACTTCGTAGTCAAACAATAGCATCATTGCCGTTTCATTTAAAAAATGCAGAGCGAAAAATAGCAGTAGATCACCCACTTTATAAAATTATTCATGACTCCCCAAATGCTGATATGTGTTCAAGCGAGTTCTGGGAAGCGGTCATTGCAAATCTTGATTTATGGGGAAACGCCTACTGTCGAATTGTCCGAGTTGGTGAACGCGTAGTGGCGCTTGATATTTTTGATCCGCAGTATATGCGTGTAACCCGCCGTGATGATGGGTCCATATATTACACTTATACTAAAAATAATGTTGATGGTGGAGAGTACGACGAATCAGAAATATTGCATTTTCGTGGATTTACGCTTGATGGTTTGGTCGGATTATCTCCGATTGCTTATCAAGCTCAAGTTATGGGGTTGCAGATTGATGCTAATAACGCTGCATCTAAAGCCTTTAAGAATAATCTTAAAGCAGGCGGTTTTTTGAAAACTGGCGAGCGTGTTTTGACGGAAGAACAGCGAAAAATAATGCGCACTGCATTGGGTGAGTTTGGTAAGCCGGAAAATGCGGGTAAATGGATGATTCTTGAGGCTGGAATGGAGCCTGCAAATATGTCAGGCGCTTGGATTAATCCTCATGATGCACAATTACTCGAAAGCCGTTATTTTGGTATTGAAGAGATTTGTCGTGCGTTTGGGGTACCTCCGCAGTTGATTTACAGCACTGATAAATCATCGTCCTGGGCGTCAAGTGCGGAACAAATTAACCAAAATTTCTTAACTTATTCGCTTAACCCAACCTTAAAACGGATTGAACAGACTATCACGCGTAAGCTATTGAAGCCTGGTGAGCGTTCAAAATTTTATCCTATTTTTAGCGTTGAGGGGCTACTTAGAGCTGATAGCGCTGGGCGTGCTAGTTTCTATACTGTTTTGTTACAAAATGGCGTAATGACCCGTAATGAGGTGAGAGCGCTGGAAAATTTACCGCCGGTTGATGGAGCGGATCAGCTTACCGTCCAGCTGAACCTAACATCAATCGACAAAATTGGAAAGGAAACAGAAAATGTCAATCAAGGTTAAAGACCTATTATTTAAAACCGAAGCCGTCAAAGAAGACGGCTTTTTTTCTGGCTATTGTAATGTGTTTGATGTTCCAGATAGCTACGATGAAATCGTTAGAAAAGGGGCGTTCGCACAGTCTATTCAAGGCTGGAACGCTCAAAATAAAATGCCGCCTGTGTTATGGAATCATGACCGCAATCAGCCTATTGGCGTTTGGACATTGCTTAAAGAAGATGAGCACGGCTTGTATGGTGAAGGTCGATTGCTTGTAAATGATGTTGCTAGAGCAAAAGAAATTCATGCGCTTTTACTTGCTGGTGCTATTGATGGTTTGTCTATCGGGTATCGGCTGAATAAGTGGGTGTATAACGAAGTGGATGACGTCTTAGAATTGCTCGAAATTGACTTGAAAGAAATTTCAATTGTTACATTCCCGGCTAATGAAGAAAGCCGTGTTGAGGTGGTGAAATCCGCTTTGGCGAAAGGTAGTTTGCCTACTTTACCGGAATTTGAAAAAGCCCTGAGAGATTTAGGGTTCTCAAAAGCACAAGCCACGGTTGTTGCTGGCCATGGTTTGCGAAAACTTATTCAGGGCGAGCCTGAAACCAATGAAATCAGCAATGCACTAACTATTTTAAAATCAATTAATGAGGGAAATTAATATGCCTGAACAAGAAAAAAATGTTGAACAGCTCGCCACTGAGTTGAAAAAAGCCACCGATTCTGTGAAAGATTTGGGTGAAGAACTTAAAGGCAAAATGGCGAACGGTGAAAAAGGTCTTGAAGATCTAAAAGGGCGCGTGGACGAAGCCTTGACCACTATCGCCGATGCAAAAAGCCGTTTAGACGACATTGAACAAAAAATGGCGCGTCGTGGTGCGGGTCAAGAAGCCGAAAAATCTATTGCTCAGCAATTAATGGAAACCGAAGGCTTTAAATTATTTGCGCAAGATCCGCGTTCTGGTAAATCTGCTAAATTAAGTTTGAAGGCTACCATTACCAGTTTAACAACTGATGCTGCTGGTTCTGCGGGCGCTTTGGTCGTTGAGCATCGCGTACCTGGGATTGTGGCAGCGCCAAATCGTCAATTAACCATTCGTGATTTGTTAATGCCTGGCACCACAGATAGCAATGCGATTACTTATGTTCGTGAAAAAGGTTTTACGAATAATGCTGGCCCGCAAGCATCTGAGGGCGCTAAAAAGGCACAATCCGATCTTCAATTTGAAGAAGTGACTACTGGCGTTAAAACTTTAGCGCACTTTGTGAAGGCGTCTCGCCAAATTTTAGACGATGCGTCAATGTTGCAAAGTTACATCAATGGTCGTTTAACTTACGGTCTTAAATTGAAAGAAGACTTACAGTTATTAAATGGTGATGGCACTGGTGGCGGTCTTCAAGGCATTATGCAGACAGCGCAAGCTTTCGCAGATCCGGCAAAACTGGCATCCTATACTATCATTGACCAATTGCGTTTAGCTCTGTTACAGGTAGTTCTTGCTGAATATCCATCTAATGGTTTCGTTTTAAACCCTATTGATTGGGCGAAAATCGAATTAGAAAAAGACACAATGGGTCGTCATATTATCGGCAATCCTCAAAGTTTAGCTCAGCCTACTTTATGGGGCATTCCTGTTGTACAAACCCAAGCAATGACAGCAGGAAGTTTCTTAACTGGTGCATTTGATTTAGGTGCGCAAATCTTTGACCGCCAACAATCAGGTATTGCAGTATCTACCGAAAACGAAGATGACTTTGTGAAGAACTTAGTCACAATTCTTTGTGAAGAACGTTTAGCGCTTGCGATTTATCGCCCTGAGTCCTTTGTTAAGGGCACATTGGCGGCCAAAAAATAATAGTAACCAGCCCTCCAATGTGAGGGCTTAATTTTTTGAGGTGCTTATGCTCTCGTTAGACTTGGTAAAGGCGCATTGCCGTATCGATAATGACAACGAAGACAATTTATTACAGTCATATATAGAGTCCGCGCTTGGCCACATTGAAAGTCAGCTTGGGCGTAAATTATATAATGACAACGTTCCCGACTCCGATTCAACCGGAATTGTTATTAACGCACCAATAAGACATGCGGCACTAATGTTAATTGCGCACTGGTATGAAAACAGGGAAAGTGTAGTAGTTGGTAATTTCGGCAGTAAAGAAATTGAGATCGGAACTTGGCGCCTTATCCAACCTTACAGAATCATGGGGGCCTAATGCAAATCGGAAAACTACGGCATCGAATCACATTGCAGAAGCAGGTCAATACCGTAAACGACTACGGCGCGGCGGTGACGACGTGGAAAAACGTTGCGACCGTTTGGGCCGATGTGCGTCCGCTGTCTGGGCGCGAGTATTTTTCAGCTCAACAAGTACAGTCGGAAGTCACTACGCAAATTTGGCTACGTTATCTTGACGGGATTATGCCGACAATGCGGGTTAAGTTCGGTAAGCGTACTTTAGATATTGTGTCGGTACTCAATACGCAGGAGCGCAATGTATCGTTGCAGCTCATGTGTAAAGAGGTGATTAATGGGTAGCGTAACGGTCCGTGTTGATGGCTTGAAAGAGTTGCAAAAAGCAATGCAAAGCCTTGGGCGAAAGACTTCTAACCGTATTGCCGTTAAAGCAATGCGTAAAGGCGGTGCAATTGTGCGTGACAAAGCGCGTTCGCTCGCACCAGTCTTGAAAGAAAGCGTGCCGCACAGACGTGCAGGTACATTAAGAAAATCCATTCAAAGCCGTACGAAAGTTGGCAAAAATGGCAGAACTGACGCCTATATTTGGGTAAAGGGGCTTTCGACCAAGCAAGTGCTGAAATTCAAGGAAAAGGGCGGTAAATCCAGTGCGTACAATCCGCGCGATCCGTTTTACTGGCGTTATCTTGAATTTGGCACATCTAAAATGCCCGCGCGACCCTTTATGCGACCCGCCTTTCAGCAATCGAAGGAACAGGCGGCGCAAGCCATCATTGACACACTGCAACAAGAAATAATTGCGGAGGCTGGCAAATGACATGATCCAGAAGAAACTTTTTAGCGCCCTGTCGCCTTTGGTGTCGGGGCGTTGTTTTTATGGGCTGATTCCGGAAACAAACAAGGCTTTCCCGGTGATTGTGTATCAATTCCCAAACATCTCGCCAAATTCGGCGCTGGAAGATGGCGATCTTGATGATTATCAGGTGCAGATTGACATTTACAGCCCAAATCCTGATGACATTTTTAGCCTGCGCAAACAGATTTTTACCGCACTTTCGGCGGCGTTCGATTTTGCGGAGCGCATGAATGATTTTAGCGATTATGAAGCGGATACAAAGCTACATCGTCGCGTAATCAATTATCAAATTGCTTATGGAGAATAAAACATGGCAGCAAAAACCACACCGTTCCAAAAAACACGGTTTTATATTGGCACATCCGAAGATGTCGGTAAGAAAATTACAGCTTGTTCTGTAACACCAAATGCAACAATTACTGTTCCGTCAAGCGGATTTAAAACCGGTGATTGCGTCTTAGTTACCGGTTTAGGTGCACTAGATGGATATTATCCAGTTAAATCTGTTGCGGCAGATGTAATCACATTGGCCGATGAAGTTGATTGGTCAGCGTATGATCAACCAACAGTATTTACTGATGCTAAAGCGGCATTAGTGAAATGGTCAAATAATTTCTGTGAGCTCCGAAATTTAGAGCGTAGCGAAGATACATTGACCGAAGAAGATGTGACTACCATGTGTGATGATGGCAAAGCCACCGAAGCAGGTGAGTTTGAGTACGGTGAGACTCAGATGAAGTTCTTTACTGCGCCAACATCTGAAATGCAAAAATTATGTCGTAAAAAATTCTTTTCAAAATCGAAGTTTCCTTTCTGTTTAGTTTTCCCAAATGGTCAAGGTACGATGTATGGCACTGGTTATTTCAAATCTGGCAATGGTTACTCTGGTGAAACTATGGGTAAATTTGAAAGTGGTGCAACTATTAAGCATACAAAACAGGAATATCACTTACCTGTAGCTTAAAAATAAAAAAGCCAAGAGTTATCGGCTCTTGGCTTTAATTATTTGATTAACCTTTATTGCAGGAGAAGTTTACCTGCGAGTAAATTCTAACCATAAAAGAGGGTAAATACAATGGATTTGAGAAACAAATTGTTGCAACATAAACCTAAAGTAACCGAAATTGAAATTCTTGGCGAAAAGTACTATGTGAGAGCATTAAGTGTCGGTGATGTAAACCGTGGATTATTTGGCCAGCACAAGTTATTGTGTGATATTGCAAAAGCACAGGGTATTGAGCTTGATTATGATGATCCCGATGAGTTAGGTAAGCAATTAGGAAAAGTTTACGATCCATATCGTTTAGCCAGAAATCTAGCCCTCCGCTTATGTGATAAAGATGGCAATCTATTGTTTGATTTTGAAAATGAAGATGATTTGAAAGCATTGTCAAGCCTAGATAATGAAGTTTCTGAAGAATTAAGTCGCGCATTGATGGGTGGTGAACCAAAAAACTTAATGACCGACGCAAGTTCCAAATAACTTTATCGCTTGCGTTGGGTAAAACGTTAGAAGAAATCGAACAAATGCCTGAAAAACATTTTCAGGAATATATGCTGTTTTATCAAGAACAGCCATTTGGTTTGTGGAGAGATGATTATCGCACAGCACAGATTGCTCATTTGTTAGCGTTAATTCATAAAGATCCAAAACAGAAAGCCACAACATTGAGCGATTTAATGCCATTTTTCAATGCAAATAAAGTGGCAGAAGATAAAGAAGATGATGGCGTAGAGTCTTATTTGTTAAATCGTTGATTGTTTAGTAAAAAAGTTGAAAAAATTAGCTACTCCCTATTGATTAAAATGAATGTATTTTGTACAGTATAGGTAAGTAAATAAGGAGGGGTTATGTTTAAAGATGAAATTAAACTTATCCATTGGTTGAGCAAAGAGATTATTGTGTTTTTCGCTTTATTCTTTGTGTTACCTATTATTTTTATCTTGGCTGTAACAGGCATAACCACAAAAATTTTACTTGGTGTTTCTCTGGCCTACATTACCTTTTTTATTTTTGCAAAAGTAGCTATGTTTTTCTTTATAAAGAAAACTGAAAATAAAGTGCTACAGCAAATTGAAAAAGAAAACGAAGTTAAGTACGTCATCATTAAATAGTTAGTGTTTATATAGAAAGCTCGCAATATGCGGGCTTTTTTATTTCTGGAGAAAATATGTCATCACTCGGTAGTTTATACATTGGGTTAAGTCTCGATACAGTCCAATTTCAGAATGGATTGAGTAAGTCGGAATATCAAACCAGAAAATTTACTAGACAATTTGAAGCTAATTTTTCTCGAGCTCAAGAAAAAGCACGTCAGTTCTCAGAACGTACAACACAATATTTAAATAATATTGAGAAAGCTGCCAATAACATCAATTCGACAACAAAATGGAGTTTTCGCCTTGATAATTTAGGTAGAGCGCAAGATTTGTCAAAGCAAGCTATTGCAATGATGGATAGCTACACTGAGCTACAAAACCGTATTAGACTGGTGACTCATAGTCAGACAGAAATGGCTCAGGCTACAGAAAGCGTGTTTGATATATCGTCTCGAACCAATCAAGCTGTTGGCGCAACCGCTCAAATCTATCAACGTTTTGCAAAAAATGCTGATACTTTAAATATTAGTCAGCAAAAAGTCGTAGAACTAACAGAAACCGTATCAAAAGCAGTCGCTTTATCAGGTGCCGCACAAGCATCATCAGAAGCGGCATTAATGCAGTTCGGTCAAGCTTTAGCTAGTGGTGAGTTACGCGGTGCTGAGCTTAATTCGGTGATGGAACAAACACCGGCTTTAGCACAAGCTATTGCAGATGGTTTAGGTGTTAGCGTTGGCGCACTTAAAGATATGGGTAAGAATGGTGAGTTATCTATCAATAAAGTGATAACTGCACTTGAAAAAGCAAAATCATCTGTTGATAGTGATTTTGAGAAACGTGTAAAAACACTTTCGATGTCATACACCAATCTCGAAACATCATTTATTAAATATGCAGGTGAAGTTGACCGCACTTATGGCATAACTCAAAAACTTGGCGAGAGTGTAGATTTTGTATCAAAAAATCTTGATTCATTAATCACTGCAGCTGTTGTTTTAACTGGAGCCTTAGCCGTTGGCAGAATAAGCCAATACAGTGCAGAGTTAGCAAAATCAGGTATAGTCAGCGCAAAAAATGCTTTAGCTCATACTGCAGAGGCAAAAAGCATTTATGAAAGAGCCACAGCAATGCGAGTTGCCGCACAGCTTGAAATGTCTAGTTTGACCGCACAATTACAGCTAGCTCAATCTGAACAAACCAGATTTGCATTGCGTGAAAGAATGAAAGTGCAATCTGCTCAAATTATTGCACTTGCAGAAGCAGAAGCTACAGCAAAACGAAACCTTGCTACAGCAACTAATCTTGCAACGATGGCGGCAAAAGGTTTGCAAAGTATAATGGCTTTACTTGGTGGTCCAGCTGGTGTGATTGGTATTGCTGCCACATCATTATTATTTTTTAGTTCACAAGCGGCAGAAGCTAGACAATGGGCATTAGATACATCTGTTGCTAACCAAGCTTTAGCTGAATCTTATGATCAAATCACCGAAGCGGCATTATCTCTTAAAATTACAAAACAGCTTGAGGATATAGAAAAATATTACGCTGAGATTGAAAAATTAAAAGCCGGTGTAAAATCAAAAAACATTAATGGCGATTTTGATGGTTTCACAGTCGTTAATGCCCAAACAGAAGCTGAAATTGAAAAAGTAAATGCTCAAATCGGCACGATGACAGAGAATGCTGATAAAGCTAAACAAGCTCTTGAAAAAATGCTTTCGCCACTTGGCGAGAAGATGCTTCGAGCAGGTAAAAATGTTGATGAAGTGCGGCAGAAATTCAAGTTGCTTGGTGTATCAGCCGAAACTGCAGATAACATTATAGCTAACTTGCCAAAAAGCTTTAATGATACGGCTAATAGTGCAAATAAAGCGGCAGATAAGACGTTAGATTTAAAAGATGCGATGGATAAGCTGAAAGAGAAATCTACGTCTCTTGCTCAAAAGCTTGAAGTTGCAAAACTCAAACAACAAGGTCAGGCTAAATCCGCTTATGTGTTGGCTGGCCTTTATGAATTGCTTGGAAAGGAAGGTGCTGAATACAACGAAGTATTGATTGGTATTGCTACAGGCACAATTACTGCAGCTAATGCGGCAGATAAAGCTGTTGGGTTATCACTTGAAACGCTAAACAAGATTTTAGCCGGAAAAGCAACATTGGAAAAAATGTTTTCCGATGAAACCAAAGTGACAACAATTGAAACGCAAATCAAAGAAAGCAACAAAAAATCAGGTGGTCGAAAATCATCAGGTGAAAATGCTCGAGATAGTTGGTTAAGTTTCTATGACGAAATTCGTAAGAAAAGTAGTTCTAGTCTTGCTGAAATTGACTTGGAACAAACAAGAATGTTCCAGCGCTTAGAAGAGCACAACAAAAAAGGTGTTGTATCTCACCAAGAATATGAAACAGCAAAAACAGCTATCACCGAGCGATTTGCTCGTCAACGGTTAGAGCTTGCAGGTAAGTATGCGCCTGAGAAATTATTACGTGCTAACTTAAATGATGAGTTAGCTGTAATTGAAGAGCTTAAAAAGGCAGGACAGCTTACAGGTAGTGAAGCGAATACTGCTGAATTGCAATTGAAATTTGATTATGCTCAAAACAGAGCTCAAAGTGCGGTCAATCCATTAGACCAATTACGCGCACTTTATGATCCGCAACAAGAGCTAATTAATCAACAAACGCAAGAGCTCGCTCAGCTCCAAGCATTTAACGATCAAAAGTTAATCACGGAAGAAGAATTCCAACAACGCAAACAGCAAATCATTGAAAAATACAAAAACGATAAGATCCAAAAGGAAATGGAATCGTATGCTACAGGACTCAATGATTTGGGGGGCGCTTTTGGCAATCTTGCCTCTATGGTTGAGCAGTCTGCAGGAAAACAATCTGCTGCTTATAAAGCGATGTTTGCTATTTCCAAGGCGTTTGCAATTGCTGAAGCAACAGTAAAACTGTCGCAAGCAATAGCGCAGGCAATGGCTGATCCGTCCGCACTTACTCCAGCTCAAAAATTTGCGAATATGGCAGCCGTGGCAAGTGCCGGGGTTAACTTAATCTCGCAAATTACCAGCGTTGCGGCATTTGCTACCGGCGGTCATGTACAAGGTCCAGGAACCGGAACAAGCGACTCAATCCCCGCCTGGTTATCCAATAACGAATTTGTAATGACATCCCGTACCGTGGATCACTATGGGGTGGCATTTATGAATGCGCTTAATCAGCGACGATTACCGCGCTTTGCTAGTGCTGGGCGCGCGCGGGGT